CGAGGCGCCCTGAACCACCCAGAAGAGCTCCTTCACGGGGTGGTTGAAGTTGAGCTGAATCTTGTTCGAAGAGCTCGTGATGGACTCTGCACCAGTGTACTGCACCTGCTCAATCAGATACTCGTGGGAGTTCTGGGCAAAGCGGCGGCGCTCTTCGGTGTCGAGGTAAACGTAGTCAACATACAGCGAAGCGGCAGCGAGGGACTGCGCCGTAGGAGAAGTGGGGAAACCGGTAGACGACTCGTAGTAAATCGAGTTCTGCCACGTCTCGAAGTCCACGTTGATGCGGACCTCGTGATACTGCAGAGCAATAAGAGGAATCGCAAGACCAGGGTTGCGGCAGAACCAGAACTGCAGGGGGATATAGAGCGTCTTAGCGGGCGTGCCCCTGCGAGGAATGCACGAGATTGTCGTCTCAGACGCAGCGCAAGTCGCATCCAGATCGATACCCGTTGCACGCTTCATCAGGACAAGGTCGTGAGACTGACCAATAATAGACTCGAGCGCCGCAATCGTGCCTGCATCCGTGGACAGCTGCGTCCAGATCTGCATCCAGTCACCATACTGACGGTCAATGCGCTGACCACCGATCTCAACCTCGACCTGCTTGATGAGGCGGTGACCGATGAAGTTGAGCCAGCGGAAACCCGACGTCGCCTGACCTGAGCTTCCGAACGTGCCGGAAGCGCCCGTGCGCAAGTCAATCTGGGGGAGCACAACCTGAACGTAAGTCTTGTACATTAAATCTGCGTTACGATTGATAACTGCCGTAACGCGCTTGTTAAAGTCGGCCTGACCGTTGAACGTGACTTCAATGGCCTCCACCGCAAAGTTGGTATGGCGCTTGTAGAGCACCTTCCAGAAGGTAATCTGGGGGTTGCCCGAGATGTAAATGTCCTGCGCACCATAGCTCACGAGCTGCATAAGGCCTCCTCCCATATTGTGTTTATACCTATGACTTGGAAAATATTTTCACACAATATGCCCGCATGCGACCGCGGTTCAATATTCTTCCCTCTACATAAATGAACATCTTTCTTATCCCCACCTCCAATCCAGTATTGAACACATTCTTGCGGTCGATAGTGTTGATTGTCGCAATGGTGTTCGGGTTCAATACAACCTTCTATTCTGCGTATTGGGGAGCAATCATCCACGACACAATCTCATTGATTCTTATTTACCCTCTCGTTTAACGAATGTAATTGACTCCACCGTCACCATGTAGGTGACTACTTAGAGACTCGTAATTCGTAGTGGATCCAAATCCACCCGTTCCTCTATTGTCGGAAGCACACGGCAACTCATCGATAGAATTCACGAGAATCACAGACTTCCAAGGCAGGAAACTGTGCTGGCAAATTTGAAATAGGCGAGACCCGTCGGGGCCGTCTTCGAAAGGATGTGTGTCCGTGTCGTTACGACCATGACTCAGCACATCGACCTTTGCCTGAACATCCCCACGATACCCTGCGTCCACAAGTCCAATCGAGTTTGCCATACGAAACCGAGTCTTGTAGATTGACGAGCGAGGAAGTAGAAGACAAGGCATAGGGTTTCCTGAAGAATCCACTGCGGCGACACGAATCCCCAAAGAAAAGGAATGTGAATGGACGGACAGCGGGACATGATATGCCCCAATCGGGATATCAAACCCAGAGTCTGTATACCTATGATTCTTTACATGCGCATTAATACGAGCAAAAGCAAGCTCATCTGTAGGACAAATGTATAGAGTCATTGTATATAATAAACCTCGTTCGTGAAAGCGATTACGAATTTAAACATAGGTTTACATTTGCAATTAGAATGAAAAAACTCGTTGTTTTGCGGATATACAATTCTACACCAGAATATGACGCAATGAAGCGTTTGCATCTACAATACGATAACAGCATTTTTGTTACATATAACCCAGATATTGAAACAGAGTGGAAATACATCGAGTCTGAACGGCTTATTGAAGTGCGAGGCGAAGAAAGTTATATCCCAGGAATTCTGAACAAGACAATTGTCGCGATTCGAGCATGCCTACAACTCTTCGACTTTGACTTTCTCGTTCGAAGTAACATTTCGACTGCTGTAGATACAAGAGAGATTTTACTACGCTTAGAGAAACATTCTCGAGACGAACACTTGTACGGCGGACACACTTGGCCGTTGGAAATGATTGATGGTAGATTGCAGTTTACTACCGTTGAGTGGCTTGGTAGAGGATTACCGTTCGTGACCGGAACAGGTATCATTTTTTCAAGAAAAACTTCGCAATATTTAGTCGACAATGAGGACCAAATAGACAATACCGTCATCGATGATGTGTCTATAGCGATGTTTCTAGAACCACTGCAAAAAATACATTTAAATCTTCCTAGGTCAGAAGATGTTGGAATAACTCCTGGAGCATGCTTTTACAGGTTTCGAACCGATGCCGCTAGACCATGGGTAGGAGTGTTTACTTCAAACGAAGGTCGTTCAACCGATATACAGTCATTGGAGCAGCAATATCGAATTATGTCTGAAAGGTTGTAAAGCAATAACGTCTATTTGTTTCGAGATGACTTCACTCAAACACCATTCTAGGGACAATGTGCATTGCTTCTAGCTCCTGAGCCCATAGCTTCACTGCATAGGGAATCGTTTTCATCTCGAACTGAGTTTGGACTCCGCAGGAACCGCAATGGTAGATGTTCTCCTTCGGATTCATAACCGCCAAAGTTCCGCACGACTTGCAGAATCCGGTGGTGAACGGGTCACTCACATCCATTAAGCGCTCCTTTGTGAACATTGCTGCCCCGTGGCTCAACATACAGTCGCGCTCCATCTCACCGACTCGCAAGCCTCCGTCTCGAGACCTACCCTCGCAAGGTTGACGAGTGAGCGAAACAATTGGACCGCGAGCGCGAGAATGCTTCTTATCAATGACCATGTGCTTCAAACGCTGATAGAATGTGGGTCCCATAAAGATTTCCGCCTCCATCATCTCCCCTGTTTGGCCATTATACAGAATCTCGTTCCCATACGGGTGCATTCCAAGAGCAATCATTTGTTCTCGGAGTTCCTTTTGAGATAAGTGCGAATACGGGGTTCCATCGCCAAGAGTTCCCTTCATAGAACACACCTTCCCAAACATCGTCTCCATCAATTGCGCAATCGTCATGCGGGATGGAACGGCGTGGGGGTTCATGATAAGGTCTGGGCGCAGACCCGATGCAGTGTATGGCATGTCGTCCTCGTTCAGAAGGATTCCACACGTTCCCTTCTGGCCGTGGCGACTGGAGAACTTGTCTCCGATTTCAGGAACGCGCTCCGAGACTACACGCACCTTGACGAAAGGATACCCGTCTGAGTTCTTGTCCTGCCACACTCCGTCGACCCGGCAGGCCTCCGAGTTCTTGTGTGTGGTAGACGAGTCGCGATAGGCATACCCGTTCGTATCCTGCTTGAGATTTGTTACTTTTCCAATCACGACATCGTTCTCTTGAATCATCGACCCAACGATAGGAAGTCCACTCTCCTGTATCGCATGGTACGATGACGTCTTGAACCCTCTTGTATTGTCTCGACGCGGACGCATGAACTTCTCCTCTTTTCCCGACGTAACATTCCTGTGCTCTTCGTCCTTATACATCGTGTAGTACAACGTCCTGAACAAGCCGCGGTTCACGGCAGACTTGTTGAGAATAACCGAGTCCTCCTGATTGTATCCTCCGTAAATCCCGATAGCGACAATCGCATTCATTCCGAAAGGCATGTCTTCTGTCTTGAGAATGCGCATGGTGCGAGTCTCTACGAAAGGACGCGCGGGCTGGCAGAAGATGTATCCGTTCTTGTCGAGGCGCTTGGCGTAGTTTCGCGCAAACATCCCGATTGCCTGCTTCCCCATAGCAGACTGATAGGTGTTGCGCGGAGACTGGTTGTGGTCCGACATTGGGATACTAGAGGCCATATGTCCCAAAATCATCGTTGGATGGATTTCACAATGCGTGTGGAACTTTGTGATTTCCTTAGGAGTCATTGCGACTCGCACCATATCTGACTCGGACGAATCGATGTACTCGATAGATGTCCGGACCCAGTCGTTCCAAACGTTGGATGCAGGTGAAGCCATACACTCATCGTTTTGAAGACGAAAGAGAGGCCTCGCGACACGCCCACCATCGGATTCGACCGAAATCTTGTTTTGGAGAATGTTCCACGATATACCAGTGTGAGGGTGCAGTTGGAACTTGAGCTTCGCCTCCTTGAGTTTGGAGTGGACGTGCACGGGGTCTCGAGTATACCCGACAATGACTCCATTTACAATAATCTCAGTTCCTTCGTAAGACTTTACTGAGCGAATCCATTCGATGGAGCCTAGAGTCTCAAGTAACTGCAGAGTCACAATGGAGGGAGTATGCTGAGTAATCGATGTCAGCATAGCCATTGACTTCACGATACCTACTGAATGGCCTTCTGGTGTCTCGACCGGACACATATATCCCCAGCTTGTTCCATGTAGCTTTCGAGGCGCAAGCAGCTTTCCGGACTTTTCTACTGGCGTCTGAATGCGCCTCAAATGACTGATTGTTGCGAGGTAGGACATTCGATTGAGAACTTGCGACACCCCAACTTTGGTGGCGTTGGACATGGATGCGGAACTTGATGTTCCGAGACCCTGGACCGTAAAGTTCCCCGTAGCAAGGGCCTGTTTCAGCTTGCCCTCGATAGTCGAAACCTTCAGAATCTTGTAGAGGTTGTTGACGTTCAGAACATCGAGAGGCTGGGGCGTATCTCCCCTCTTCCATATATCGTTGTTGACTTCGTTCACGAACTTTCCGCGAATGTCCTTGCAAACCTTCTGGAACAACTGACGGAAGAGATGAGTCAGAAGAGACCCAGTAGTCACGATGCGCTTGTTCGGATACGCATCGCGATCGTCGATAGCAATCTTCCCTTGCTCTGTAAGAACTACGCGACGAACCATTGACGCGATGAGCATGCACTTTCGAGCCTCGAGAGTCTTGAAATCAGACGTATCTCCGCCAAACTTCACGTGAGGAAGACACTCTGTCTCGAGAAGGGTACGAGCATACGCACACTTATCCTCGTGGGAGGTCACATACTGGAGATGCCTAGACAGATATTCAATCGCGTCCATGCGCGTATAGACGCCTGCGTCCGCACACTCCTTGAACGACGCAACGAGCGTCTCAGCATTGTGCACGTCCCCTCTCCAAACAAGATTCGCTATGTCCTCGTCTGTTTCGACTCCGAGAGCCCGTAAGAATACGAGAAGTGGAATGTCCTCTCTGAAACGAGGGACGCATATTGTGAGGGGATACCCGAGTCCATTGAACTTTGACGAAATACGAATCTCCAATTTCTTCGGAGGACTTGTGAAGGATTCGTGGAGTGACTTTGTCTCCACAGAATGGGTATGCTTGGAAACGGTTTTCTTGTTCGAGAACACCATAACGCGATTGTCCGCTACCTTTTCCTGACACAGAATGGTTCTCTCGCTTCCGTGTATAATGAAGTAACCGAGAGGATCGTTAGGGCATTCGCCCATATCCTCCCGTGTCATAGGAAAGTCGTTCAGAATACAAAGTGAAGACCCAAGCATCACAGGAATCTTGCCGAGGGACACTCCTGAGAAAACTCGAACGCACTCGTCGAACTCTGCGAAAGTATTGCCCTTGTAAGACCGTGATGTGAAGCGAACGTCGCAGAACATCTGGGCCGCATACGTAAAGTTCCTTACGCGCGCCTCCTGCGGGAACATTGGCTTGACGCGTCCAGTTGCCTCTTGAATCCGAGGCTTCATATAGGTAATGTTCTCGAAGGAAAGCCTGAACTCATACTTATATTTCTTCGTGGTCTCATCTTGCTCGTGCCAGACTACAATCGGAGCAGTCGATGCGACAATCAGGGGAATCTTGTTACGAATGAAATCCTCGAAAGACTCGATTTGGTGCTCGACAAGCCTCGAAACACCCTTCGCATTGAAATACGACTTAATAGCGTTCCACTCCATCGTAGTGTGATGTAACGTCCTCTCCGTAAATGTTATCTAATTCGTTTTTAAAGAGAGAATGAATACTGGCGGCAAGATAGTCGTTGTAAAAGACGGATATGCCCCTCCGCCAGCTCCAAAGTCAGAACCCATTGCTCGTAAGGAACGACTCACTCTCAAAAAACCTTTAAAAGGTATTTTGAAGGTGAAAGGTGTCGCAGACCCAGCGAAATCTCCTCCTCTAAAGAAGACTGCTAAGCGTCGGAGAATTCAAATATTGACTGAATCTGGGTCGAAGAAATATCGAAAGACTCTTCGACGCAAGCTGGATAAGATGAGCAACGCAGAGATGAAGAGTTTAGCAGAAAAGCACGGCCTTGTGAAGGGTAAGAATACTCCTCCAGAACTGATGCGGCACATCGTTGAGGGCTGGATTACTGCCGGTTTTGTTTCCTCTCCATAAACAACGGAATGACGAGTTTATGGGGACCACTTGGATGGATGACTCTTCATTCCATATCGTATTTGTATCCAGAAAACCCTACGTATGCTGACATTGAAATACTGACCAGATACATGAACTCGTTTCGAGACACAATAACATGTATTCATTGTCATAACCATTTCAAAGCCCTTTACGCGACTTACACGCGAAGGCATCCCGATTGGGCAAACAGCCGTTTTAATTTATTCTTGTTTATTTCTCGTGCACATAATGCAGTGAACCAGCGGCTCAACAAACCTATTCAGTCATCTGTGCAGTCGTGCATTGAAGCATTTCGAGCAAATACAGTAGTGACGAGTGCTCAGACGTATCGAGCTGAGTATTTGAAGTATTTGATGCGCACGTGGGGGCGTGAGCTGGTAGGAGATTCCATGATTCGCCTAACCCAGGTGCGCGAACTCATAAAAATCACGAACGAATATTGGAGTATCAAGCAGGAGACTGGAGTTCAATCTTTCAATTTATCTGCACAGGTGGTGGAGCAACTCGATGATTCACATGCTGAGAGTGTGTTATCTGGCGGACTGTCGTTTGCAATATCAAATAACGTTAAGGTTTCGCTTCGAGGCGGGCGATTTCAGTTAAAGCGCTAGATGGATTCCAAGGAAGTGAAATTCGAGGTTTCATTTCCCAATCGTGGCGCTTCATCCAAGGATGTCTTGTTTCGGCATACAACTCGTCAGGGAATTTTACTAGTTTCTTGGAGGCCCTCAAAGATAGAGCAGGCAGAATGAACTGGAGTTGCTGAGTGATTCCAAACGTGCGCAGACCCTTCTCTGCGGTCGTTTCGGGATATTCCAGAATGTGTTTGAGGAGGGGGGCGTCAGGATACGGATACACCCAGTCCCAATTCAAAGGCGTGTTTGTTTGAAAATAGTACAACGTCCAATGGAAGGTTTTCCAGAAGGCTTCCACGACCTTTTGAGGATTCTGAACGCCGTCCAAATTATGGAGACAGTATTGGCGGTAAAATACTGCTCCGTCGCGCCCCATAAGTCCCTTCTCTTCCGGTCGACGACGCAGAGCAATACGCTCCTTCAGAACCTTTAGTTCAGACCGTTCTGCAAGGTCCAAAAACGCATCGCGCCCTTCGAATGTGAAGAGGTCGGGGTTTCCTGCCTTCTCGTAAACTTCAAGCGCACGTTCGTATCCGCCTTCCCGCAACGAAAACATCGCAAGATTCGGCATGAAATCGTTTCCGAAACATAGCACCATCAGGGCAACATACTGAGGAATCGGCAGCGGTATTTGAGTCATAAGCACAGCAATGTTAAGCAATGCAAATTCGGCGGAAGCGAGTTTCGGGTCGTTGAATTCGGCGCTTTCACGAAGCAATGTCATTTCGGAGGCCACTGAAAAATGTTGGAGACAAATGAGAATTAAGTCGGCATCCAAACCGTAAATACACACGTTCCTGCGTTCAGGCTCGGGAAGAGTCCGGAGCATTGTAAATAACTTGTGTTCTCCCTCACCTTCCTCCAACGTAGAACTCATGATGGCGTAGGGGAACCTTTCTCGCAAAGCATTTTCGAGGTCGCGCATATATGGAGTCCCTGGCGAAATTTGGTTACGGTCGAAACCTTTATCGTCCTCCGTCTTGATGCGCATGCGCCTGTATCGCTGCTGCACGATTTTGGCGTAAGGAACCACTCCGTCCATCGCAATCAAAAGGTGTTTGGGCCGGCACACGGTTTCCAGCATGTGCGCGAACGCTTCCACAACAGACACTACCGGGTTATCCTCCTTCAAATACCGATGAATCAAACAATTAAAGTCGACTCCGAGAACATCAACGTCCAATCGTTGCTTGACGGTGCGAGTGATGCTTCTGTGCGACTTGATTAAACTAGCAAAGTAAAAGGGGATGCCCATCTATGCTATGTATACCTGGACTGTTTAAAGTACGAAAAATATTGATGTGTCTGCGTTGTAATAATGTATTGTTTCAGTATTTACTTTATTTTGTCGTCGTAACTCAGAAATTTCAGATAAATGGTGAGAATTTCTTGGAGAAAAGTACGAAATACCGTGCTTCTTCAAAAAGTCTATAACAATTGATCCTTCTTCTGATGGCGTAGTGGTGTGAAACACGTCGTGTACCGAGACGAATATTTTCTTGTTTTCATTTTTTGTACGATTTTCTGGAAGGAGGGGAGTAAGAACCTCAGTTACGTACCGAGCGGTGAATTGAGAAGAGTGATCACTGTCGATAAACAAGTAATCGATGTCGCTTGTGAAAGTATGGTATTGATCCTGAACGTCTCCAAGATGGAATGTCCAATTTTTTATGATTGATGGAAACATTTTTAAGTTGTTGCCTGCGAGATCTGCTATATCGAACGAATGCGTTTTACAATCATCTCCTCCTATAACATTTAATGTGTTTAGAATGTAAAGTGTCGACCATCCTCCACAAGGGGAAAATTCATAAACACTCTTCGGATTTATATGCATTAGAAGCAAACATATTATCTCTGATTCTACATCGTCATACTGAGCAAACTGTCCATACCCCTTGTTGTTGTATGCATCTCGGAGTCGTGTCTTTACTTGATTAAGTCTCGCTATGTTTGACGCATTTGAGTATAACCGTCGAATAAGGTTCATAAGCTCAGCGTTTCTCCCAAGAGTCAATCCAATATCAGAAGTCATAATTAATCATCAATGTATACCGTTTAGACCTTTACACATATCTAGCAACATCTCGTATTTGTCGGGAAGGATTGTCGTGTCCATTGGACAGTTTAAAATCTTTACCCAATCTCTTCCATATACATCCGTGTTCATATCGATTCTCCGTTGAATGTTCTCAACGTCGGTATACTCCGGAGAGTTGAATTCCTGGTGAGAAAAGTTCTTGATCTTGTTGGAAATGAATTCTGGAGTTCCGAAATACGAAAAGTGCCATCCGCCGTTTTCAATATTTTTTATAGGAGTATTGTCGCGAATAGAGTTAGCAAGGAGTCCTGAGTCTCTATATGTCTTGTACGTAACAACCTTGGAATGTGTCCACGTCAACTAGTTTAAACTCTTGACATACATACTTATGATAAATGCACGTCGGGTTCTTTATTCGGCATTTCACTACTGGAGGGACAGAAGTGTCTGCATTCAATTACGCTCACTACAACGAAACTATATTGGGAAACAAGAGCTTTATCATTTGTTTTACAGAAGCAGTACAGCCGCACATGTGCTATTTCGGAGACAGAGTATCGTTTCCAAAATTCCAATCTAGGTTTCCAATCCTACAAATAAATGACATATCGGAAATGAGGGAGATCATTTCAAAACATAACCTTGATTTCTTCTATACACAGACCCACGGAGGACAGGATTTTTACCAGTTTGACAATACGAATTTGTGGGGGTCCTGTAGAACTATCAAACATTGCGTTTTTGAAACAAGATTCCCCGAAAGCAATTTTTACATCAGTATAGCGAACTGTTTGAATTCGCGGTTTCATACCAATATCCCAGTGATCCCGCTCATCGTAAGTCTTCCTGATTGTGATGAAAATATGAGAAAGGAATTGGGAATACCTTGCGATGCTATGGTAATCGGTCGATACGGTGGGTATAATCAGTTTAATCTATCTATTGCCCACGACGCTATCAAGGAGTTCCTCAATACATCACAAAATACATACTTTCTTTTCATGAATACCGAAAAATTCTACGAACATCCTAACATCATTTACTTGGACGCGACCACGGATTCCATTTATAAGACAAGGTTTGTGAATACATGCGATGCTATGATTCATGCAAGATATATTGGTGAAACTTTCGGGCTTGCCGTTGCCGAGTTTTCGTTGAAGAACAAACCCGTAATGACGTGCAGAATCGGAGATGTGGAGCACATAAATATTCTAAAGGATAAAGCATTGGTTTACACGAGTAAAGAAGAACTGTTGAATATGCTTACCAACATTCGAGACATCATACGCACGAAAGATGACTGGAATGCTTATAGGGAATACAGTCCAATAAAGATTATGCGAAGATTCAATGACCTAATTCTACGAAGGTAGTTCTAGGACGTCCTGAATGATTCAACTCGAAATCCAGAACCTTTCTTTGCAAACAGAATATCTACTTGTCCGGCAGTATACCAACAGATGTTATGCATTTCTAGAATGTCGATTGCCTCAAATCCGTGTTCGTCCATATAGCGAACTACTTCCGCGAAAAGAGGGGCTCCGACATTATAACGGTGTAGACTTACTTCCAGAAGAACAAAGGTCGAATGATTCAAACATGACTGGCCTCCCTCCAATACATCCAATTCTGCTCCTTGAACATCTACTTTTATAAAATCGGGGTATGGTATACTTTTGCTAGTAACATACTCGTCTAACGTATACATTTGCTGCTGGATTGTGCGATAGTTGTCACCTGTGAATGAGTCTGTAAGCTCAAGGTATGTCGAATTCCCAGTATTTCCATACACGTATCCCGGATCCACACAATGAAAATCAACTATCTTTTCTTCCTTTCCGAGTAAAATATTATGATATGAAGGTTCTGTGTTGTAGGCATTGTTGTCTGAACAACCTTCAAACAAGTGGAATGATGCGTCACTAAATATATTTTTCGTTTCTCGCGTCCAAGAGCCTCGATGTGCGCCAACATCGTAAATAACCTTTGGGGAAAAACCCTTTTCTTTCCAGAACTGAAACCTAGAATACATCATTTGTTTAAGTTAAAGGGAGTGAACTATCTAAATAGTTACATATCTATTAGCATTTCGTAATTCTCTGGTAATGTTGACGGGTCGATGTCTATATTTCCCATACGAACCCAGTATCGACCGTATATATCTTCGTTCTTTTCAATTCTACTCTTAATATTCGATGTATCAGTATATTCCGTTGTATTGAACTCTTGGTGCGCAAAGTTTTTGATTTTATTCGATATGAATTCTGGACTTCCGAAATACGAAAAGTGCCATCCGCCATTCGCAAGATGATGCAGCGGTTTTGCTTCTCGTACAAGTTGTGGCGATCGTCCGATTTCCTTATAACTCTTGTAATTTAGAACTCTGGCGTAATCCCAAGGGACACTCACAAGCCCTGAAAGGTTGTAATAATACATTCTTTGACTTAATGCATACACGCCATCCTGAACGTTTCCACATAGAGACCTGATTGTATACTTATTTGGAATTTCGTCGCAGTCTGAAATCATAATCAAGTCCGAATCCAATAAATCTAGAGATACAATCCCTCGGTCGATACAATTCCTCTGAAATCTCTCTGGAACCCACGCATCTCTACTTTGTGGCATGTCGTCGACGACAACGTGAATTATCTTGCTTATATACTTTTCAAACATTGTCCGGTTGTCCTTGAAGAATAGAGGCTTGGGGTTTCCTACATGCGTCGTGGTTGCCTCCACTATTACAAAATAGTCGGCCGTATCCCATAGGTACTCGAGCCGAAACTTCAGCATCTTTAGTTCGTTGTAGAAGGTGAAACAGTCCACGATCATTTTGTGATATTTTACCCAATTGTGAAAACTCATGTTGAGATAAATGAACTGGACGTGGATACTTCTCACGATAATCGCAGTGGGTATGTTTGTTGCCGTGAATTATTCGAAAATCCAGGTTGCAAGCCCTGGATGCTCTTCGTGCTCTAAGAAATCTTCCGGCCTAAATGAGTAAATGGACATTGTGAGTAGTATTATTGCGGCAGTGCTGTTTGTCGCATTCGTGCCTGGTATTTTGACGAGCATTCCTCCTGGCGGAACCAAGGCCACCGTCCTTGTGGTTCA